CAAGATGCACGAGATAGCGGTAATGCTAGAATGTTCGAAGTTGTTGGTCAATTGATTAAAACTGTAGGCGAACAAAACCAAAATTTAGTAAATGTACATAAACAAGTAAAAGACATTACAAAAGAGGTCAATGTGGCACCTAATAAAGTAACAAATGCATTATTTATTGGTAGTACTGCAGAACTTCAACAAATGTTAAAGGATAAAGAAAAATGAAAAAATTTAAACAATATTTAAAAGAAATAGAAGAAGTAGAAGTTGATGAAGATAATAAAGATGCATTAAAAAAAGCATTAGCCTTACATAAGTTTAAACAAAAGGGTGGAAAAATAGATAAACAACCAGATTCTTTAGAGAGACCATATGGTAACCTTTCTAAAGATGATTTAAAACGTGCAAAAAAAATTGTTCAATATAAAAAAGATAAAAAAGAATAACAATGGCTCACTTAGGTCAAATAGATAGAAGAAATCCGGGAGACGTGGTTTTTACACGATATGTTACAAAAAATCCCGATTGGAATAAATTGACCCTAAGAATAGAAAATGGACAATTTGCCGAAATGTTTGAAGAAAAAAATAACGAACTAGAAGGCATGAATATTAATATTCAACCAAGAACTGAGATAAAATTAGCTTCAAACAAATATAAAGAATTTCAAAAAAAAAAGTATGCTAATATCGAATATCAAAGAAAAAAGGGATATGTATTAATTTCAAAAATAAGAAAACCTACAGATAATCTTGACACTGAACGGCCCCCAAAATTACAAATATTAGCAGAAGATTTTACAGAAAAGGGTAAAGATGAAAAAATAACAGTGCTTTCTGCAAAAAATGTTCCTGTAAAAATATTTAAAACTTTTGATGAATTAAAAAAAAGTATTATTTGGGGACTAGACAATAAAATACATAACAATGATTATGCGGTAGAAAAAATAAAATCTTATTTAGATAAAAAAGATTTGTCTAGAATTGATTTGGCGGGTATTGATGACAGACATATTGATGAGCTTGGTGTATATTTTGGTGAAATTTTAATAGGACTATTAGCATTCAAAAATCAATTATCAAACACTTGTACTCCCTCTAATATGTTTGGTATAAATTTAAAATCATTTAGTGTTCCAACTGATCCTGCTTTTAAACTTGTTGATAGTAGTTTGATTTTTGACTCAACTACTGTTAGTGTATCAAGCAAATATGATAAAGGAGCCGCCGCTTCGTTTATGTCAAATGTGCTTCCTTACGGAATAAAATATTATTCTGATTATAAAAATTGTTTTTTTAAAAAAATGTGTCAAATTGCGTTTAATATGGGATATACATCAGACCTTGTGGGAGCAAACAGATTTAAATTTGCAAAGAATATAACATTTGAAGTTGGATTAAGAGCAGTATTAAATATAAAAAAAACAAATGTAAAAAACACAAATCATTCTATTTATGAAAGTATTCGAAAGGTTGCAATGGGTCGTTCTCTTTCATCGAAAGAAAATAAAGAACTTGATGTTGTAATAGAGGCAATAGAAGACTATTTTATAAAGAAAGGTCATTTTGATGGAAAAAGCAAAGTGATACAAACAATAAAAGACAATTATCCTTTTACTATTACTTCTTTTTTTAATTATTCTGTGGCAAGTAGTTTAAATAATGATTCTCTATCAAAAAAATATATTGGTGATATAATTGGTGGTAAAGATTTTTATCAAGCAAATTTAAGTAAAACTAAATGGAGAAGGGGAATTGTTGATATTAAAATGGTTTCTCCTAAAACTGCTTCATTGAAAATTTTAGGATCAATGTCGGGTGCCACAGATTTCACAGCAAAACAGGGTTTGGTAAATTACGAGTTACAATAATGGCGATAGACCGTATACAAAATTATGCAGGAAATCCATTACTTAAAGCGGCATATATTCCAATAGAATATGACAAAGATACTTTAGAAGAGTATCTTAAATGCTCTAATGATCCTGTATATTTTGCAAAAAACTACATGAAAATTATTCATGTTGACCATGGATTGATGCCCTTTGATCTTTATGGTTATCAAGAAGAACTTGTTCAGACAATGCATGATAATCGGTTTGTTATTTGTAAAATGCCTAGACAAACTGGAAAATCAACAACAATTGTTGCTTACTTATTACATTACGCTCTTTTTAATGCTCAATCTAATATTGCTATATTAGCTAATAAGGGCTCTACTTCAAGAGAGATTCTTCAACGATTAAAAACTGCTTATGAAAATTTACCAAAATGGTTGCAACAAGGAGTTGTTGTTTGGAACAGGGGAAATATTGAATTAGAAAACGGTAGTAAAGTTATATCTGCTTCCACATCTTCCTCCGCAGTTCGTGGATCATCTTTTAACATCATCTTCATGGATGAGTTTGCTCATATTGATCCACCAAGGTTGGCAGAAGAGTTTTTTAATTCTGTATATCCTACAATTTCTTCTGGTAATACAACTAAAGTGTTTATTGTATCAACCCCGAAGGGATTAAATATGTTCTATAAAATGTGGGTTGATGCAGACGAGGGAAGAAGTGATTATGTTCCGTTAGAAGTTCATTGGTCTCAGACTCCAGGAAGAGATCAAGCATGGAAAGAAGAAACGATAAGAAATACAAGTGAATTGCAGTTTTCACAAGAATACGAGTGTGATTTTATTGGTTCACAAAATACTTTAATTTCTCCTTCAAAATTAAAAACTCTGCCATATAAACCCCCTATTATAAAGAAAGATAGTTTAGATGTCTATGTCGAACCAGATCCTACACATTCTTATGTTTGTATAGTTGATGTTGCAAGAGGCAGAGGACAAGATTATTCTGCCTTTTCGATAATTGATGTTTCTCAGTTTCCATATCAGCAAGTTGCAAAATATAGAGATCCAAATATTTCTCCAATGTTATTGCCAACTGTTATTGATAATGTATGTAAATATTATAATCATGCATATATTTTGGTCGAAATAAATGACATCGGCGGTCAAGTAGCAGATATTTTACATTACGAGTTAGAATATCCTAATATTTTTCAAACAAGTGTAATGGGAAGATCTGGTCAAACTTTGGGTGGGGGATTTGGTAAAACTTCGCAATTGGGAATTAGAACCACAAAAGAAGTTAAAAGAAAGGGGTGTTCTAGTTGCAAAGATTTGATAGAAGGAGACAAATTAATCATTTGGGATCTTGATACTATTTCTGAAATGACAACATATATAGCCAAAGGATCTAGTTACGAAGCTGACGAAGGATATCATGATGATTTGATGACGACTTTAATACTGTTTGGTTGGCTTGTAAATCAACAATATTTTACAGAAGTTACAGATTTAGATTTACGAGAAAAAATGTTTAAAGATCAGTTAGACGAAGCGGAATCTCAATTGATTCCTTTCGGATATATAAATGATGGTAGAAATTCTTATGATCCAGAAGTTGTTGATATGGGCGGTGAAAAATGGATAGTAGATACGAAATATTCTACTGATTATCTACATTGATTTGATGAATGTTTTTAGGATCTTTTATTTGATTTATTAATTCAATTATACTTGATTTTAAATCGGGTCTCAGTTTTTTCAATTTATCCAAATATCTCACAGATTCTTTAAATACCATTTCAGGATTAATTCTTAGTTCATAAAATCTGTTCCTTGTTTCGCTTTTTGTAGTTAAATATAAATGGTTTGGATTTACACAGTATGTATTATTGCAAGACTGGTGTACTATTTTATTTTGTTCAATGACTCCATTATATGCAATATATGCAAATCTATGAGCAGGAATTGATTTTCCTTCATACGAAAACATACCATACCCCTGTTTTGTTTTACTTGCAACCCAAAACCAGCAATCATTTGTCTTTATAATTTTTTTTTCAAATCTCGATTTTGCTTTCTCCATGTTTTATTTATATTAGAATAAATAAAACATTTCTAAAATCTGCTAAAATATAAATATAACGAAAGCAATTTTTTAATAATTTAGGGGAGAAACAATATGGCATTTCAAGTTAGCCCAGGCGTAGCCGTAGCAGAGATCGATTTAACTACTAGAGTTCCTATTCCTTCTATTTCAGATGGTGCAATAGCAGGTAACTTAACATGGGGGCCCTTGGAGGTTGCTACATTAATTACTTCTGAAGATGAAATGGTTGGTGTGTTTGGAAAACCGAATGCTAATACGTATAAAACGTTTTTTAGTGCTACAAGTTTTTTGAGTTATTCGAATAAGTTAAGAGTTGTTAGAGCGGCTAATACATCGACTGCTAAAAATGCAGTATCAGGTGGTTCTGCAATTTTAATTCGCAATGATAAAGAATATCAAAATACATATAAGGACACGACAACTTCAGGAACAAGTTTTACGTCAAAATATCCAGGAACACTTGGTAATTCAATAAAAGTTTCTATGTGTGTTGCGGATAGAACAAGTACACAAGTTAATGCTTCTGATGGCACTGTTTCTCATGCAAGTAGCACCGACTGGAATCTTACGGGTACATGGTCCAATTCTAATGCTACAACAGGTCTTACTGGTGTTGGTACATTAGCAGATACAGAATTGAGAATTGGTGATGTAGTTGTTCATGGTTCTAATAGCGGAATAGTAACGGCAATCACGTCTAACACCGCAATAACAATTTCACAGGCCACTGGTGGACTAGAGACTACGGGTATGGGGGATGATGTCGCTATGTCAGGTGCAAGTCTTGTAAGAAAAAAAAGATCTGCCTTCGAAGAGCCAGCAGTAAATATGCTTGGTAATCTTTCTGTCTCTGCAGGATCAACTACTATTACAGGAACAGATACTAATTTTACTCGGCAATTGCATTTAGGAGACATTATTACCTTTAAAGATGATGATGGAGTAGAGAATAAAAGAAGAATATCGTCTATTACAAATTCAACGTCAATGGGCGTTGCAACTAAATTAGATAGGGCGGTAACAACAGCCGCTTTATATGGTGGTACCTGGAAAAGGGAATGGGAATTTGCGTCTGATTTTGGATCTGCGCCTCTTACAAGTGTGTATGCTTATAATATTACTGGATCGGCATCTGTTGGAGATGAAATACATGTTGCAATAGTAGATGAAGGTGGTGAAATTTTAGGATCAAAAGATGTTCGCGGAAATAATCCAGAAAAACAAGTCATTGAAAAATATGAAGGTGTATCTGTAGCAAATGGTGCCACAGGAACTACCGGTCAAACTCTCTATTATAAAGATGCAATAAACAATTCTTCTAATTATATAAGATGGACAGATCACGATAGTACAGGAGATGCTCCTCTTGATGCCGGATCTAATAAAATTACTTATGATTGGGGTGCTACTATTGTCACAGGAAATGATTCAGCTAGTTTTCCCGGAGCATTTAGTGATTCTGGTGCAAACGGAATTATGACTGCTAGTATGTCGGGCGGTGTTGATGGACATAGTTCTTCATCTTCAGATGAAATTACTGCTTATAGTTATTTCAAAGATCCTGCGAAAATAAATATTTCTTTATTGATTTCGGGGGAAGCATCAAATACTTTAGCTACCTATTTAATTAATGAAATAGCAGAAACCAGAAAAGATTGTGTTGTGTTTATTTCTCCGGAAGAGTCAGATGTTGTAAATAAAGAAGGTTCTGAAATAACAAATATAGTTGCTAGAAGAAATACTTTACCAAGCACAAGTTATGCTGTTATGGATGGAAATTACAAATACATATTTGACAGGTATAACTCTGTTTATAGATGGATTCCATTCAATGCTGATGTTGCTGGAATTTGCGCCCAAGCGGATAATGTTAATCCTTATGTTTCGCCTGCGGGGTTTGCCAGAGGAAATATAAAAGGAGCAGAATTTTTAGCATTTGTTCCCAATAGAGGGGAAAGAGACGATCTGTATATAAATGGTATTAATCCAATAGCATCATTTCCTGGAAAAGGTAAAATTTTATTTGGTGATAAAACAATGTTAGCGAGGCCATCTTCTTTTGATAGAATTAATGTACGAAGATTGTTTATTATTTTAGAAAAAGCTATAGCAAATGCCGCTGAAAATTTATTGTTTGAATTTAATGATGATTTTACACGATTAAATTTTGTTTCTATGATAGAACCTTTTTTAAGGGATATTCAGTCACAAAGGGGAATAGAGGATTTTAAAGTAATATGTGACAGCACAAATAATACACCTGTGGTGATAAATAGAAATGAGTTTAGGGGAGATATTTTTATCAAGCCGACTAAATCAATTAATTTCATTGGATTAAACTTTGTCGCAGTGGCTTCAGGAGTTGAATTTTCTGAAGTAGTCAACGCAATTTAAGGAGAAAATAGATGGCATTCGATATAACAACTTTTAGACAGGCCCTGGTCTATGATGGTCAAAGACCTAATTTATTTGAGGTTAAGATTCCACATGGTTCCGCTAGTTTTTTTAATGGAACTGATATAAACCTGTTTGCTAAAGGGACCTCAATACCCGGTACCACAATAGGAACTGTTGTGGTTCCTTATTTTGGTAGAGAAGTTAAATTAGCAGGAAATAGAACTTTTCCAGAATGGACAATAACAGTTATTAATGATGAAAATTTTGCTATAAGATCGCAATTTGAAAAGTGGATGAACGGTATAAACGATCATGTTACGAATACAAGACAAACGGGTGATTCATCTAGTGCTTATGCATTAGTGGGGAACGTTCAACAATTTAGTAAATCTGGTAGTTCAAAAGTAACTGCATCATATAGCTTTCATGGTATGTTTCCAACTGATCTTTCAGAAATCACTCTTGATTGGGGAGATAACGATACTATTGAAGAATATACCGTAACTTTCTCTTATGATTACTGGAGTCGAACAAAGAGCAGTCAAACAGGCGGTAAAGGAACAGCGGATACTATTTCTATTGGTGCCTCTGCATAAAAATCTCAATTTTCTGATTTTGCGAGTGAATAAATATAAATTAATAGTATTGTATTATTTTTACTCACTCGCATTCAGGAAATATCATGCCCATTGAATTGTTCGGTTTTTCGCTCGGAAAAACCGAAAAGAAAACCGTAAAAGCCCAAACCTTCGCTGAACCAGAATATGAAGATGGATCATTAACCGTAGCATCTGGTGGTGCTTATGGAACATATGTCGATCAGGCAGGAGCCATAAAAAGCGAATCTGAGTTAATAAACAGATATCGTGATATGGGTCTTCAAGCAGAAGTAGAAAATGCCATTGATGATATAATTAATGAAGCCATTGTAGCCTCCAAAGACAAGCCCCTTGTAAGAATTAATGTAGACAACTTAAATATCTCTGAAAGTATCAGAGACAAAATAAGAGTAGAATTTAAGCAAATAAGCAAACTTCTAGATTTACAAAATTTAGGACACGATGTTTTTAAAAGATGGTATATTGATGGTCGAATTTATTATCATGTTGTTGTTGATGAAAATAATCTAGAAAAAGGAATTCACGAATTAAGAGTATTAGACCCTAGAAAAATAAAGAAAATTCGTGAAAAGAAAACCGATAGACAATCTGATGGTACCTCAAAAACTACTGTCGAGGAATATTATGTTTATAATCAAAAAGGAATATATCAATCACAGGGGCAGACAATGGGTACTGCTTTTACAAGTGCCGCCAGTGGTTTAAAAATAGCTCCTGATGCGATTATATATACACATTCAGGACTAATGAATAGTACACGTACATTAGTTTTGTCCTACCTACACAAAGCAATCAAACCATTAAATCAATTAAGAATGATCGAGGATTCTCTCGTAATTTATCGTATTTCACGAGCCCCAGAGAGAAGAATTTTTTATGTTGATGTTGGAAATTTACCCAAGTTAAAAGCAGAACAATACATGCGTGATTTAATGACACGATACAAAAACAAACTTGTATATGATGCTCAAACGGGTGAGGTTAGAGATGATAGAAAACATATGTCAATGCTTGAAGATTATTGGATGCCAAGAAGAGAGGGTGGGAGAGGAACAGAAATTACAACTTTGCCCGGTGGTAATAATCTTGGAGATATTGAAGATGTATTATATTTTCAGAAAAAACTTTATAAATCACTAGGTGTTCCTATTTCTAGACTTGAATCAGAAGCAAACTATACGATTGGTCGTGCTACTGAAATTTCAAGAGATGAAGTTAAATTTACACGATTTGTTAATAAACTTCAAAGTAGATTTAGTTTACTGTTTGATGAAATGATGGAAAGACAGTTGATCCTCAGGGGAATAATGTCTAAAGAAGATTGGAAGAATATTAAAAATGAAATATATTATGAATTTGAAAATGATAGTCATTTTGTAGAAATAAAACAGAATGAACTTATGCAAGATAGATTGAATATTTTAAGAGATTTACAAGAATATGCTGGAAAATATTGGTCTCATGAATATATTAGAAAACATGTTTTAATGATGACCGATGATGAAATTAAAACTAATGATGAGCAAATTCAAAAAGAAACTGATGATCCTAGATTTTCGGGAGAAGATAATATGCAGTTCAATTCTGTAAAAATAGATACACACAATAAACAAGAAATTAATGAAAATATTGATAAAAAGATTGAAGAAAAATTTGAATTTGCGAAAAAAGAAAATGATATTAAAGATAAAGTAAATGATATTCTTTTTTCTGTTTTAGAAGATGATGAAAATTTTGTAGATTGATCCGTAGATGAGTGCAGGAATAATAAATGAAAGACGATCAAAAAGATTTAGATTTAAGTAAGGTTCTAGCAACTTCTCTTGCTTATACTAAAAAACAATTAAAAAAAACTAAAGAAGAACTTGTAGAGGATATAAAAGAAATTTTAGATCCTGTTACTGGTGAAACAGTTAAAGTTCTTGAAATTAAAGGCACTGTAGGTCCTAAGGGAGAAAAGGGAGAAAAGGGCGAAAAGGGGCTTGCTGGCGAAGTGGGCGTTAAAGGAATATCAGGAAGAATTGGTCCACAAGGTGTTCAGGGTCCTAGGGGAGATTTAGGAGATATTGGACCTATAGGACCAATGGGAGAAAAGGGAGAATCTGGTGATGATGCTGATGTAACTAAACTCGTAAAAGAGTTAGATAATTTTAAAGAAGTTGTTAAAAAGATTAGTAAAAAAGCCACTTTAACTGCCCAACGAGTGGCCGGTGGAAGTGGTTGGGGAGAATCTGGTGGAGGCGGAGGAGGGGATACTTCTTCCGGAAGTGCGGGTAGTTCCGGAAGTTCTGGCTTGACATATGCATCTTCTGGTTCTGCTGGAAGTGCTGGTTCTTCTGGAATTTCTGGAACTGCGGGTTCTGCGGGAAGTGCTGGCTCTGCTGGAACATCTGGAACTTCTGGTGCTGATGGTCCAATTGGAACTTCTGGTTCTGCTGGTTCTTCTGGATTGACATATGCTTCTTCTGGCTCTGCTGGAACTTCTGGATCATCTGGAGCTGATGGTCCAATTGGTACTTCTGGTTCTGCTGGTTCTTCTGGAAGTGCAGGAAGTGCTGGAAGTGCAGGATCATCTGGAACATCTGGTTCTTCTGGAATTTCTGGAACTGCGGGAACTTCTGGAACTGCAGGTTCTTCTGGAAGTACTGGTTCTGCAGGAAGTGCTGGCTCTGCTGGAAGTGCTGGTTCTTCTGGAATTTCTGGAACTGCGGGTTCTGCGGGTTCTGCTGGAAGTGCTGGAACTTCTGGATCATCTGGAGCTGATGGTCCAATTGGTACTTCTGGTTCTGCTGGTTCTTCTGGATTGACATATGCATCTTCTGGTTCTTCTGGTTCTGCTGGTTCTTCTGGAAGTGCTGGAACTGCAGGAAGTGCTGGCTCTGCTGGAAGTGCTGGTTCTGCTGGTTCTGCTGGTTCTGCAGGAAGTGCTGGAACTTCTGGATCATCTGGAACATCTGGTTCTGCTGGAACATCTGGTTCTGCTGGTTCTTCTGGATTGACATATGCATCTTCTGGTTCTGCTGGTTCTGCGGGTTCTTCTGGAAGTGTTGGAACTTCTGGATCATCTGGAACATCTGGTTCTGCTGGAAGTTCTGGAAGTTCTGGGACTGTTGGTACTTCTGGTTCATCTGGACATGATGGTGGTTTTGGGGGTGCTTCATTTGCATATCGTTACAGTACAGATCAATCAACGAATGATCCAGGTACGGGTAAATTGGCATTTACATTAACTACTGGTGCTTTTACATATCCCACTACTGCTAATAGATTGAGAATAAGTGATACTGATCAAGATGGCACGACAATTGATTCTTTCTTACAGACAATTGATGATGTTGCTTTTAGTGTTCCAAAAGGCCATTTTCGAATTTATGATAAATCAGCTCCTGAAAAGTATTTCTTATACAGCATTAATGAATTTGATACCACAAATCCCTCATGGTATTATGTGGATGTTACATTTTTAGATTCTTCATTAAATAATTTTCAAAACAATACTGAAATTGTTGCTTCATTCGCAAGAACTGGTGATTCTGGTACCGCTGGAACTTCTGGATCATCTGGATCATCTGGCTCTGCTGGAAGTGCTGGTTCTGCTGGTTCTGCAGGAAGTGCTGGTAGTGCTGGAACTTCTGGATCATCTGGATCATCTGGCTCTGCTGGAAGTGCTGGTTCTGCTGGTTCTGCAGGAAGTGCTGGTAGTGCTGGCTCTGCTGGAACTTCTGGCTCTGCTGGAACATCTGGTTCTGCTGGTTCTTCTGGTTCTGCTGGTTCTTCTGGAAGTGCAGGAAGTGCTGGAAGTGCAGGATCATCTGGCTCTGCTGGAACTTCTGGCTCTGCTGGAACATCTGGTTCTGCTGGTTCTTCTGGTTCTGCTGGAACTGCAGGAAGTGCGGGTTCCGCAGGAAGTGCTGGAAGTGCTGGATCATCTGGCTCTGCAGGAAGTGCAGGAAGTGCTGGCTCTGCTGGAAGTGCTGGAAGTGCAGGTTCTGCTGGAAGTGCTGGAAGTGCTGGTTCTTCTGGAAGTGCAGGAAGTGCAGGATCATCTGGCTCTGCTGGCTCTGCTGGTTCTACTGGTTCCTCTGGTTCTTCTGGATTAACATATGCATCTTCTGGTTCTGCTGGTTCTGCGGGTTCTTCTGGAAGTGCTGGAACTGCAGGAAGTGCTGGCTCTGCTGGAAGTGCTGGAAGTGCTGGAAGCGCAGGGACTTCTGGAAGTGCTGGAACTTCTGGATCATCTGGATCATCTGGCTCTGCTGGAAGTGCTGGTTCTGCTGGTTCTGCAGGAAGTGCTGGTAGTGCTGGCTCTGCTGGAACTTCTGGCTCTGCTGGAACATCTGGTTCCGCTGGCTCTTCTGGTTCTGCTGGTTCTTCTGGAAGTGCAGGAAGTGCTGGAAGTGCAGGATCATCTGGCTCTGCTGGAACTTCTGGATCATCTGGTACTGCTGGTTCTTCTGGTTCTTCTGGTTCTGCTGGAACTGCAGGAAGTGCGGGTTCCGCAGGAAGTGCTGGAAGTGCTGGTTCTTCTGGTCAAGATGGTGGTTCCTGGATTCATGTTCAAGGTTCAGCAAGTTCTGTTTGGTTAATAAATCATAATTTAGGAGTTAGACCTTTAAATATTGAAGTTGTAGATTCTAACTATGATGTAATTTATCCAGAATCAATTCGTTATATTAGTTCAAATACCGCTAAATTAGTTTTTGCTACTGCAATATCTGGTTGGGCGGCATTAACTTTTGGAGAAGGAAGTTCTGGAACTTCTGGATCATCTGGTACTGCTGGTTCTTCTGGTTCTTCTGGTTCTGCTGGAACGTCTGGATCTGCGGGAACTTCTGGCTCTGCTGGTTCTTCTGGAACGTCTGGGACTGCTGGTTCTTCTGGATTAACATATGCATCATCTGGTTCTGCTGGAAGTGCAGGAAGTGCTGGTACTGCTGGAACATCTGGCTCTGCTGGAAGTTCTGGAGCTGATGGAGCGCCGACCAGTCCAGCAGGAGCCGCTGGATATGTTCAATATTATGCATCATCATCTTCGCTTGGAGCGTATTCTGGATATAGAGTAAATGATATTACTACACCAACAGAATTGTATTTTAATGGTGCTATTTTTTCTTCAAGTGGAGTGACTGGATTATCAGCTTTAAAAGTATATGGAACTTCTGGTTTTGATGGAACAATGACAACTAAGGCCATTGTTCCTGTCGCAAATAATACACACGATATCGGTACATCTACAATGGTATATAACGATATGTATGCGGTTACATTTAATGGAAGAGCAACATCAGCGAGTTGGTCTGACTTGGCCGAGAGATATGAGTCTGATTTGGTATATGATCCAGGAACTGTTTTATCAATTGGAGGAGAAAAAGAAGTTACTCTATATCAAGCTGAAATGCCTTATGCTGGTGTTGTTTCAGATAATCCTGGATTGAGGATGAATGATAGTATGGAACAGAGAAAAAATGAATTTATGATCTTTATTTGTTTGACCGGAAGAATATTAGTTAAGATTGTGGGAAGATGTGTTAAAGGGGACCTTATTATGGCTTATAATGATGGTGCAGGAAAATCTATAACTAAATATGAATATAAATCACATAAACACGATTTAATTGGAATAGCATTGTCTGATAGTGATGCTGGATTTGTTGAAGTGAAAATATGAAAGTATACGATATTGGAATATGCAAATATAACTGATGCACCTTTTTGGGGTAATCTTGATTTTGATAGTGAGATAGATGAAGAAATGTTATTAAAGAAACTTGGTTCAAGAATCACAAATTTTCTTTATTTGGGAAATGATGATAAATTAATACGGAATAAATTTTGGAGTAAAATATAATGGGTTCGCCATGTCCTACCAATTTAACTGGTTTACCTGCACAAGCTGGTACACTAATTCAGCAGTCAGAGATAACTACTTGCAGAACTTCATTAAATGATGAGTTTACAAGAAGAAGTATAGCGATTTCATCTTGGACCAGCATGGCAGATCCTGTCGCCGCACAAATTTGGAATGAATTGCGTGGAGAAATAGTAAGTAAGTTATATACCCAAACTCCACCAAGTCCCGCACCAACATTATCTTATGGTGCTGTAAGTGTCGGAGATTTAATAGCCGCCGCACATATAGACGATCTGGTAACAAAACTCGATGAATGGAAAGTTGTGTGCGTATGTGATTGTGATTTTTGTCCATGTAATTGTAATTTTTGTCCATGTGATTGTAATTTTTGTCCATGTGATTGTAATTTTTGTCCATGTAATTGTAATCACTGTCCATGTAACTGTAATTTTTGTCCCTGTAATTGTAATTTTTGTCCCTGTAATTGTAATTTTTGTCCCTGTAATTGTAATTTCTGTCCTTGTAACTGTAATTTTTGTCCATGTAACTGTAATTTTTGTCCATGTGATTGTAATCACTGTCCATGTAACTGTAATAACTCGAAATAAAAAATGAATAATATCCGATTTGATCCTATAAAAGAACAAATGTCACCCGAACAAATGCAACAGCAAATGATGCAAATGCGAAAAACGATGGAAGAACAAGAAAAAATGTTAAAACAGATGGGGGGATCAACAATGCCCCAGGGACAGGGTGGTGGTGCAATGTCAAATAATTTTAATCCAATGCAAAGTTTTAATTTAGATGTTAATGTAACGAGTGAATGTAATCTTGCTTGTACATATTGTTCTGAAGGAGAATCGTGCGGATTGTCATCACAATATCAAGAAAAAACAGAGATGACTCCTGAAGATATAGAAAAAACAGTTAGGTCATTGGATATGGATAGGTATAGAGATATTAATATAAATTGGTGGGGCGGAGAACCTTTTGCTAATTTTCTTTTTTGCAAAGATATAATGAAAAGATTGGCTGATACTCAAAAAGTATGTTTTATGTTCTATACTAATGGAACTTATCTTAAAAAGTATAAAAAACAGTTAATAGAATTAAAAGGTCTGTTGGGAAATAGATTAGATATGCCGCAACAATCACGTTTACATATTCAAGTATCTTTTGATGGTGAACCTGTTAATACGATGGAACGTAGAACTAAAGCAGGAGAAAGTGAAAAATTATCTAAAACTGTTTATGCAACTTATAAAGAGTTAAAATCTGATGGTTTTTCTATAGGTATTAAAGCAGTCATATCATCTCGCAATTTTAAATATCTTTTTGATGTTTGGAAATGGCATTATGATAATGGAGAATCATATGGACCCACTCCTGACACTCACAGTACAGATCCAGATAGAATTGATGGTGCAGTTAAGGAAGAAGAATATATGGGTCACTTAAAGGATCTAAGAGTGAATTTAATGAAAATTGTGAAATATAGTATAGATCATGATATTAATTTAGAAAATCACTTTAGATGGTTCAGAAAAGAAAAACAAAATTGTGCGGCTGGTATTAATTATCTTTCAATTGATTTAGACGGTAAAACATATCCTTGTCATGGGTGTATGTATAGACAAAGAGAGGATCATGTAAGAGGCGATTTAATGGAATCTGGTATGCAAATGCAAAAATTTGTGGATGAAACAACATCATTATATCGTTCTTATTTGGATGAATTTAGAACAGATGGAACATTAGCGTGTAATACATGTACAGCGGATTTTTGTTTAAAGTGTCCTGCGGGTTCATTTGATGCCGCAGATGCAAAATTTGGTGAAGAACAGGATGCTGGTAAAAAATGGCAAAATCATCCAGCAAATCATCAATTGTGTCAAGTATGGAAAACACTGGAGCCTGTATCTAAAGCATGGAGAACCCTGTGGATTAAAAAGAATCCGGATTCAATAATTATGATGAATAGACCAGGAAATTATTCGCAGGGTCATAATTTAGAAGTCAATTCTATTGAACAGCAAACTCCTGTTATATCTGGTTTATCCAAAGAGCCCACTTCAGAAACGGCCAAGAATATAGGTGCAGTTTTTAATATATCAAGCTTACCAAAGAGATCAGAAACTACAGAGAGCAAATATGCCTAGTTATCAATTAGAAATATCTGTAACAGAAAAATGCAATTTGGGGTGCCCGTATTGCTATGTTGCTAATGTTGATAAATTTATGACTCCTGAAATTTTTGATAAGGCTTGGCCAGAATTTTTACAATTAATTCAAAGATCAAAAGCCCATGGTCAACAATTTCATTTATCTTTTTTTGGGGGCGAACCACTATTAAATGTGCCATTGATGGATCATGTTTGTAAAAAAGTTAAAGTTCCTGAATATGAGGATAGATTGGTTGGTCTTACTATGATATCTAATCTATCGTTAATTAACGAAGAAACTGCTGATTGGATATTAGATAATCAGATTGGAGTTAGTTGGAGTTTTGATGGTATATCAGCAAACGAATCAAGACCTATTATTAAAAATTTTGGAGAGAATAAAGGATACAATAATGTTTTAGAGATGTACAGTGATAGACAACATCTTATAAAGAAAGTTACAAAACATAATAAAACATGTAAAATTATGATATTTCCAGGCAATGTTGATTCAATGACAGAAAATTTTGAATTTTTAGTAGATTTCGGTATTCCTGCTCCTGATTTTTCTATTGTAAGAGATGATATTTGGTCCCTAGACGATATTCATAAATTTAGAGTGGAATGTCGAAGACTGGCAGATAGAACCATACAATATTATGATGAAGGAAAATTAATATCTAATGGAATGTTTAATCTTCCCCTACAAGACATGTTATTAGGATTAACTAAACAAAAACGAGCATTCGGGTGTTTTGCTGGTCATCATGGTTCTATTATGGCAGTAGATGGAACATTTTATCCATGTGCAAGATTTGGCTCAAAGAAATTATTACCAATGAAAGGCGATGAATATAATTTTGATTATTTTCAATCTGTATTTAATCCTTTAGCATTTGATAAATGTAAAGGATGTAGATTATATAAAGTGTGTAATGCAGGTTGTACATATTCGCAATTAAGAAATGGTAATCAACCAATCGATTCTGTGTGCGAATTGTTTCATATATATTATGATGAAGCGATAAGAATGGTAGAAATATGTAAAGATATGCCAACTTTTCAAACATATATTAAGACGCTTTGGGGGGGTAGGACAGGATTTTATGAGCCAAATGCAGATAAAGAAGAAGTAGATATGTTTGAGATGATAGATGAGGCGTGGCAAAAGAATGAAAAATATAAAAGGTTAACAAATTTTAAAATTAAAACTGAAGAAAAAATTAAATCTTTTGATTATAAGGATTATAATTCGACCTTGGCTTTTTTACAATCTAAAGATAATCATAACATAAAGAAACTTCAAAGAGGTACTTGAGAAGAAAGGTTTTATGGGAATATTTGATGAACCAGTAGTAGACACCAGAACTGCGGACACTGGCGGTCCCACAAAATATTTGCCTGGATATTTAATAGATCGTAAGGATGTAACAGTATATCAATTTAGGTCTAATTTGTTTATCATAAAAGATATTGATCATCTTATTGATTTAACGGTATTAAATCATGTAATTGAAAAAACGACAGGTATTGAAAATTGTGGTAATATGATAGGTGATTTTATCATTATTAAAAATACAGAGAAATCATCAAAATCTTTTAGATTAATATTGAATAACTTTTTATCTAAATTTGGATTAGTGTATGATCATATGTCTGGGTTACCAACAGAAGTTTATGAAAATCTTAATAGACTTGGTGCTTTACAGATAGGCCACATAGAAATTAAAGATCATCAAAAAGATATTGTTGAATGTGGAATAGAACCGTTGGTTAGTGGAATTAATATATTTGATGGTGTTGATGTTATAGAATCGTGTGAGGGCCATTACGATCAAAACGATCCCGCATATGATACAGACTGGCAATGTTGTGCGTATATAGTTTTTACTGTAGATTCAATGAAAAATTTAAATATTTTTTCGTCTTCCATAGAAAAAAATATTAAAATTATGTGGAACTATTTTAAATTATTTAACCATGAAGATTGGTCAACAAAAGCGTGGTTTGAAAAAAATGGATTAATGCTAACGTTTGATGGGGGCAATTCTGATACTCAATTTGAATTTGCTTACAAATATATGGCTATTGAACAAGAAAGAGTATTTGAACAGATAAAATATCTTGGAAAATTGTTACATGGAAAAAAATAAAATACACGGAACTCCAGAAGAACTAAATGATCTAGATCGTGAAGAAGGATGGCATCCTGCGATTTCAGGACAAGAGGCTGTAATAAATAATAAAAATAAAAAATCAGTAGAGCGATATGAAAAATCGGCAAGGGCCGCAAAAGACGGAGATATTCAAACTCTTATTAATCAAGTACAGCTAGAAGACACCCCATCAAAAAAACAAGCGAGAGATAAAAATTTACTTTATGATTCTTGGAATCCTGAATCAGATGGTACAAGAATAAAGTCACATTTATTTAATTATAACATTGATTTTCCTAGACTTATGAAAAACATAGCATATATTCTAAAACAAAATCCAGAAGAACAAATCCGCAGAAAACTGGACGAAAGACCAGTTGTAAGGGGAAAATAGTGAAAACACTAACACGCTCTAAAAAAGTTTTACCCACCATGGGATCTCTTGATGGTGTTATTGATTATGAACGAGGATTGAAAACAGGAGAAGGTGTATGTAAATATGAAAAACATGATGTTAAAAAATTATTAACTCTAACTGATCGTGAATTGAATCAAGTAGTAAAACAACATGTAGAAAGCGTATCAAAAGATGAACATTATGACCGTGTTAAAGCACTAAAAGAAGGAAGACTTGATTTAGCAGAAGCCAATGTTAATGAAATTATGGATAGACATTTTACTCATGGTGAAAACGAAAATACAAGAGTTGCACACGGTGGAGGTATACATTTATTTTATATGACAAGTCAATGTAATTTAAATTGTTCTTATTGCTATGAACATTTAGAAAATCGACCAAAACATTTACCCGAACCACCATTGTTGAAAAAACTTGTAGATGATATTAATAAAACCGATAGACCAGATGAACAAACTTTATTTTGTATTTTTGGTGGTGAACCGATGTTAGAATGGAAAAATTGTGAATATCTTATGAATTATGCATATTCTCAGAAGCACAATTTACATTTCAATATAACAACTAATGGTATACTTTTAAGTAAGCCAAAATTTTTTAATAGTGTTATTACTTTTTTGGAATCTAATCCAGGAATTAAACAACGGGTTTCTTTTGATATTAGTTTTGATGGTGCAGGAAATTTAGATAGGGTATATTATTCTGGTAAAGATTCTACTCCAGATGTATTAAAAGCATTTAAAAATATTTCAGATTATAATTCCAATATGCCACCCCAAGACCAAATTAAATGGAGGGCCAGGTATACTATTCACAGATCAAATGTACAATGTTTTGCTAAGGATATTTTGCGTATAGTCAAGACATATGGACCGGATAGAGTTGTTACATCTATAGATGAAAGTTTAGCGGGTAAAGATAGTCCCGAAGATAAAGCAAAAATTAATTGGTTATTAAAAGAACAGATAGATTATTTACGGAAACAATGGATAAAAAATAAATTATTTTCTCCTGTATGCCACATGTTTTGTGATATGTGTAATTCTTGTGGAGAACGTAAAGATCATAGATTTTATTATACAGAACAAGGATTGGCATCAATACAAAATGGATTAGTGAGAGTAGGAAAAGGAATGAAACATCTTCCTGATGCAGGAGATAAAGAAGAAAAAAATAGAATATTGCCTAGAACCGGTCATCCGACAACTGCTATTGATAGATTGGGAATAATAGATACCTCTGGCCAGGGTTCTGGTTTAGATCACATAGCAGAAGAAATGCTTGAAACCCAAAAAAGAAATTTCCCCAGAGAGATAAATCATGAGTGAAAATAAAGTTATTGAATGCACAAATGCCGCTATTGCCGCATTATCACCACTATTGGATGATGAAATAACACAGCCAATAGGTATGACATTACTAAAGTCATTAGATTTGGGATTAAGTGCGTTGCAAAAGCAACAGATGTTGACGGATATGAATAGTCAAACTTTAACGGCCGATACAGGTCAGCCGGCCGGTGGATTGCCAACTGCTCATCAAAATATTCAAGTAGATGAAAATCAAGACAAAAAGGTTGATGAGCTTGTTGAATACACTCTGAGAGAATTGGAAGGAATGGTTGAACACGACTCTCCTACTTATACAACAGAAGCAGGTGAACAGGCAGAATATGTAAAAGGAATGATTTGTAATTGCCAGTTTGCTTCTGACTTTCATAAATATTGTGATAATCAATGTAAAGAACATCTCATTAAGGCTATAGGCAACACTAAAGACTATATGGAATATCTAGACACTGCTCGTGATGACCTTAGTAAAAAAACTCTTGATGATGCGATTATTGATGTTGATGCTTTTGTTAATGAAGGTGTTGGAGGGCAAATATTTAAACCTCAAGGAAATGCGCATGGTCAAGATGGAGTTGGTTCTTTGGATTTACATGCGGGAGGGCCATATCCTCCCGCAAAACATCCTCAAGCAGTACAGGGTGCAGACACTCCTGGTCAGGGCATAGTTGATGTTCGACTTGCCGGCCAAAACAATAGACCCATTGACGATCCTATAGAAGAAATTACTGGAGAAAAAAATGAAAAAGCTGATGAATACGGGAATATATTATCAACTGAAGGAAAACTTCCATATTGTGACGATACTGTAAATCTCCCAAATGAATATGCGCTTGATCCAAGTCTACCTGTAGTAATGCCTGGAGAAGATGGTATACTAAAATGAGTAAAATTGTAAACTTAAAAAACCTATCGTTTGAAACTATTTTATTTAAAATAAATAAAATAGAAAGTGAAGATTTCACAAAAAACGGATATCAAAAAATATTGAACTTTTTAGACTCAACAGAGTCTATATTTATTTCTGCTAATTTGACATCTAATTTTAATGAGCTAAAAGATAGATATACACGTAGAATGGAAAGCATTTAAATGGCTGAAGCCGAAGTATTTAAAAGTAATCCTAGCTGGAAACAATTAAAGGCTGACCGACAAATTATGGTTCTAATGGAGAGTGATGATATTGCTAGGTTTAATGATATAGTTGATATTTTAATAACCAATAAAGATGTGTATTTGGAATGTGGTATTACAGAAGATCAATGGTTAGATAGAACTTATATGTTTAAGTATCAAGGATGCATTTTAAACCCGTCTAATATCTTCGAAGATGCAGAACCCGTTTTCAGTAGAACTTTTTTATCGCAACAAGATATATCATGGTTTACTGATGAAAGATTAAATGCTAGTACAAAATATTGTACATCATTTATGCGTGATAATTGGTTATCATGGATATCAGATAATCCCGGAACACATGATGATGGTTCCGCAAGGGGTCCGTCAGCAGATGAATTAGAAACCGGTTCATGGCTTGATCCTGATACTAAATCACTTCAGGATAAATTATTAAGTTTATCGTATTCAAAATATTCCTATTTTTTAAAAATGATGATCATATATAAAAATCATTATGATTCTGCGATAAGATATGATGCTATGGATGAAGAAAATAAATATGTTTTAGCAAATTTAACTTCTGTACAACAAACGGATCTTCTGGCATATATTAGAGAAACATTTAGTCAGCTCCAGGAAACAGATTTGGATACTATTACTGAATTAGAAACTGCTTGTGAAATGCTTGAATTTGATATACATCAACAATGAGACCAATTTATGTAAAAAAATTACCTTGGGAATTTGATATAGATCGTTTACAAAAAGAACTTCAGCCGCTAAAATCTTTATTCGCTCCATGGGATCTCAATACAAGAGACGACTTTAATGATGCTTATGTATTGGGACTTTTACATTCAAAAGACTGTTTACCAGAACAAAGACTATATGATTCTGTAAGAAGTTTTTGTCCTCAAAGACCATCAGTTTTTTCATCTTCTTCTGGTTATAAGTACAATATATTAAAGCGCATAATACATGATGGGACAAATTTTAATAGAAAATTAAAAAGATTTGAAACACGTAAAGATTATACTATTTTTAATGAAGATTATTTAGATACAGAATTTCATAACATTTATAAAAAGTTGTCTATATATTATGAGATAGACCGAGTTAGAATAACGATGTTAAACCCTTTAACTACTATAAATTGGCATCAAGATAGTTTTGAAAATATACATATACCCCTTGAAGTTAATGCAGGATGTCGTTTTGTTATTGACGATCAATCATATTATTTACCAGCAGATGGGAGTTCTTATCAAGATGATAGTTGCATTAATCATACTGTAATTAATGCCGGTTTAACAGCTCGGTTTAATTTATTAATTAGCATAGCAGGATATAAAGAGGGGTCTTATAAATTATGTCATCATTCAGATGCTTACGGATTAACAGGAAAACATAGTGACCTTAATTATATTGCTGAACCCATTGAACAAATAACTGAAGAGGATTTATACGATGTACACACGACAAGAAATTGAAGAAAAATGTAAATCCGCGTTTGAAGAAGCGGCCGCGGGTATTGATTTTCCAGAGATAAAGTCCGATAGTAAAATTGCTTTAGATTTAGAAATTGATTCTATTCATATTTTAGAAACAATGATAATTATTGAAGATACTTTTAATATTGCCTTAGATGCAGAAGAGTTTCAAAAAGCAACAACAATAAACGATTTATATAATATGGTAGAGCGAAAAGCAAATGCGTAAAATGATTATAACTGGTGTGACTTCCGGTATAGGAAAAGCACTAAGTGAAAAATATGATGGAAATTATCTCGCAAAATACAAAGACTTAATTGAGGTAGAAGGTCATAGTAGGCGATATAATAAACATGATATAGAACATATTAAAGAATGGTTTGATCCTAAAGGTGATATATTCATAAACAATGCATATAATGACTACAAATGGTGGGCTCAAACACAAGCACTTTTATTCGTTTTTCATTTATGGAAAGATGATCCAAATAAACATATAATCTCTGTTAGTTCTATCGCATCTGAAAAAGATACAGATGATTATCCTATAGGCCATAGTCGTTATACAGCAGGTAAAATATCACTTGATAAAATTAATCTAGAATGTTATGAAAAGACTGCAAAACATAACGGATGTAAAATTTCACTACTAAGACCTGGTTGGGTGGAAACTCCAAGAACAACAAGATTGGCAACTCTCGTAAATCGAGTATATGATCATAAGCTAGAACCAAATATGCTTTCTCCTGAACAATGTGTAGAATGTATAGATCATATGATTAATTTTAGTGGTCGTATTAGAGAAATGACAATAGAGGCAGAATGAGTAAAATTTTACAAATAGTAACTAAACATCCTGAAAATCGATTACATAATGATGACTTCAAAGTAAAGCTGAAAGAATGGTGGCAAGAAAAAGGTTATTCGGGTAGAGTATTTGACAGATATATGCCATTGACAGGAGTTGAATATAGACATACTTGTTATCCTATTGAGACAATGCGGGAACAGTCTCAAACTTTTACGCAAAAAAATAAAACATTTAATGAAGTAGTACATAAGTTATCATTAGAAGCAGTATTGGAATTGGACCTTCTTGTTCCCGAAGATGTGTGTATGATAACATCTACAACAATGACAGGTGTAGGAATTCCTACTGTACCACATAAATTGCTTAGTCATTTTGATTTTCCTGATTCTGTAATTAAAATACCCATGTTTGGTTTAGCGTGTAATGGTGGTACGCATGTGATACAAATTGCAGATGAATTTTTAAAAGCAAACCCAACTAAAGTAGTAATTTGTCTCACTAATGATTTAGTTTCAATGAATTTAAATCCTGAAGATCGTTCTCTTACTACAGTATTTGGTATTACTATTTTCGGTGATGGTGTAAGTGCTATTTTAATGGCTGGTGATGATTATGAACACGGAGGTTGGAAAGTACTTAAACATGCATCTCATATTTTACCTGATACAGAAGATTTTATTACTCTTGAAGGAACAAGTGCAGGATTATTATATAATGTAGAATCTACTAAATTGCAGGAACTACCAAAAGCCGCTGATGCGTTATTACCAAAAGTAGAAGAATTTATTAAAGGTCATGATATTGATCATTGGATATGTCATCCTGGTGGAAAAGTTGTTTTGCAAAATACTGCAGAAGGATTAAATTTACCTGACGGTGCATTAGATTCTTCTTTTGAGATGTTTAGATTATTTGGTAATATGTCTGCCACAAGTGTAATAAAAACCTTACAAAATGATTTTATGAAAGAAGGAAAACTGGTTATGATTTCTTATGGACCAGGATTTCAAGTTGATTTATGTCTGCTAGAGAAAATTTAATAGGTATTGATTTACAAACAATCGAACCTATTCAAAAGATATATGATAAATGGGGAGACAAATTTGTTAATAAAATATTAACAGATATTGAAAAAAGAAATGCGCCCAGTCCTATGACTGCTAGATATTTAACTAAATGTTGGTGTGTTAAGGAAGCATATTCTAAAGCAATAGCTTCACCTTATTTAAGATTAGATGTTAGTTACATGCATTTGACAAGCAGGGGGGTTCGATTTCCTGTTGTACATGCTTCAGTATCGAAAGAATACAAAGGCCCAAGACAAGATGTAAGAATATCATTGTCTGATACAGATGAATATGTAGTAGGAGTTTGTTATATATGGGCTCATTAGAAAAAAATGCTACATTAAACAGGTATAGTATTTGGTCTATTAATGTATTTTGTCATTTAGTTATTATACCCGCAATAATTTATGGCGAATGGTGGATGTTATTGTATAGTTTTATATGGTGGCAATTTGTTCATATAACTGCTGGCACAAGTGGCTACCATAGATATTGGACTCATAATAGTTTTAAGATCGGCAAGTGGTATGAAATTTATAGTCAAATTATTGGATTATTCGGAAATCCTGGACCCGCATTAGTATGGATAGGTGTTCACAGGGATCATCATAAATACGTCGATACAGAGAAAGATCCACATAGTCCGAAACATAAGGGTTTTTGGTGGGTATATACAAGTGGTTGGTTTCAAGCAGGATTTAGGTATATACCAACAGAAAGAGAAGACCTTAAAGATTGGTTAAGTCTTAGTAAAAATTCTAGTTTAAAATGGTTTTATGATAATTATCTTAAATTACATGCATTAATCATATTAATATTTTTTTTAATAGATCCTTTATTGTTAGTATTTGGTTATTGTCTTCCTATTGTATTTGCAAATCACGGATACGGTCTTATAAATGCTTATTGTCATAGACATGGTGAACCTTCTAATAATTTATTGATAGCATTGATAACAGGTGGAGAGGGGTGGCACTTGAATCATCATAATGACCAAAATAAATATCGTTTTGGTGAAATCGATCCCGGCGCAAGGTTTATAAAATGGCTCCAAGTTCAATAGTATTTAATTCGTCTGATTGGAATTCTAAATCAATTGTAGATAGTTTTAAAAATACTGGTTTTTTATTAGTAGTAAATCCTTTTATTGATATGAAAGGATCATTAGAACAATTACGTGAAAAATTAAAAGCGGCGGATTTAAAGACATTACCTATGTACGAAGAAGGTCGATCAAGTTCAAAAAGGTTTCCCGGAGAAGCAAACGAAAGAGTTGTTCTAAAAAATATGTCTGATGATTGGGAGTGCGTAAATACTATAAGGAGCCAATATATAAAAGTTGGGTGTGATATATTATATGCTATTGAAGAATATATGAAATTGCCGCCTAATTCAATAACACTGAAACACGAGAAATCAAGTAATGATTTGATATTTGTAAAATATTATAAAGATCAAATAGGAAATAATCGATTAGGCAGTCATTGTGATTTCGGAACATTGACATTAGTGCATGTATGTGATCCTGTAGAAGAATATGAAGTATGCATTGATGGCGAATGGACTTTGATAAAACATCCTGGTGATGATTTTATAATAGTTAATTGTGGTGATTTTATGCAGTGGTGGACCCAAAATAAATTAAAATCTACTCCCCATAGGGTATCAAATTCAACAAAAAAAGAACGACATAGTTTGATCATGTTTATGGACATAGATCACGAATCTCAAGTACATGGAATGACAAAACAGCAATGGAACGATATCAGAGTGAAAGAATCAATAACAGAAAAACAAACTTATCATGATTTTGGAGAATAACATGGGCAATATAGAAAAAGTAAGTGAAATATTAAAGACATCACTTGAAAATACGATTTATGGTTCATACCCGGGTGGATGTCAGGAATGGATTGCTCTTATTGCAACTGCGGGTCAACCAGAAAATAAGAAAGAAGAAATAATATTGGACTGTTTGAATAATTTATCCGAACAGTTTAATTTAACAAGTCGCGGAAAAGTTACAGGAGATGTAACTTTGTGGCAACAGCAATTAGCACAAACTTTACAGAGTGCGGATTTTCTATCAAAATGACACATCAAATAGGTGTAAGAATACTTTTGATATTGAATCATATTTTAGCAGTAATAGGAATTATATATTCTCCATTGCCGTGGTATCTATGGATTCCTATTGGATTTTTATTGTTTGGTAAATTTGGAAGTGAAATAGGTAATCATAGGTATGTTGCGCATAACTCTTTTGAGACAGGTCCAATAAGACATTTTTTGTTATCAACATTAGGAATATTTAATTGTTATGGTTCCCCTATCTCCTGGGCTATAGCGCATAGGGCCCACCATATGAATTCTGATGAAGAATTAGATCCCCATTCACCTCATATTATTTCTTGGTGGAGGGTTTGGTTAACATTGTGGCGGAAAGTTAATTTGCCCATAAAACACTATGCTGATTTATTAAAAGATCCGATATACAAAAAAAGCCATAAATATTATTTTTATATCATAGGTATAACTTTTTTACTATTGTCATTAATAGATTGGAGATTGCCTGTGTTTTTAATTAGTATACCCAGTGTAGGAATTATTCATGGCGCGGCATTAGTTAATATTGTATGTCATAAATGGGGTTATCGTAATTTTGAAACTACAGATAAAAGTACAAACAATTGGTGGGTTAATGATTTAACATTAGGAAGTGGATTGCATAATAATCATCATCAAGATCCTAGTAATTGGGATGAAAATGTAACAGGAAAAGAAAGGGACTATTGTGGGAAGTTTATTAAAAATTATCTCAAAGTATAATAATTCATGGCAAGCATATTTTAGCTTCATGATTTTATTTCATATTGCATCAGTAATAGGATTGTTATATAGTTCATGGTACTGGCTGTGGTTAACTCTTGTAGGAGTTATATTGTTTCGACATATAGGAGGAGAAATAGGCGCCCATAGATATTTTGCGCATAGAAGCTTTAAAGCAAAATCTTGGGCCCATAAATTTATGGCTATATGCGGAATCTTTATATACCAAGGAACTCAATTTCCGTGGGTTGCATTTCATAGATATCATCATGAGAAATCTGACACACCTGAAGATCCTCATTCGCCACATTATTTAAGTCCTTTTGATGTATGGTTTACTAATTGGAGACAGGAAATATATGAACATAGACTGTATGCTGATCTTGTGAAAGATCCGTTCTTAAAATTATTACATAGAAATTATTTGACTATAGTTGTTCCACCACTTGTTTTAACTGCATTAATTGATTGGAGAATACCTGTTTTCTTTTTTGCATTACCTAGTATTATAACACTTCATACTGGAGGTTTAGTTAATACTATAGGACACATGTGGGGCTATCGTAATTTTGAAACTACAGATAAAAGTACAAACAATACACTCGGGCAATGGTTGTCTGGTTTTACTGGATCAATGTTACATAATAATCACCATTATGATCCTAGTGCATATAATACGAAAATGTCAGATAAATGGTATGAGACAGATTTTTTAAATGTTTTTATTATAGAGAAATTTTTGAGAAAAATATGATTACAATTAATACGTGGAGACAGAATTATATTATTGTACATGATCCTGATTCGAAAATTCGAGTGGACCTGTTAAATAAGTTATTAATTTCATTAGTAGATAAGATTAGCGGTAATGATCAAGACATTGAACGAGCGAAAAGAAAAAAAGAATATGTATTAATTTGTGGACATGCTAATCTAAAATATGAACTATTAATAAGTGTTTTTAGTGAATTTCTTAAAAAATATGAAATTGGTTATAATTGGAAAGATATAAATTCTACTGAAGATATAGCCTTATTTAATGAATTAGACCTTTTGCCAACTGAAGATTTGTCTAGTGGTTCTATGGGAGGAGGTGTGACCAATGATACTTTTGAAATAGAAACGGGCATTAAGCCGTTAGTTGATGTTTTCAACGTGTTTGATGGTATTAGAACTTTTGGATCATGTGAGGGACATTTAATTAATGAATCATCACAGAGTAGAGCATATGTAACATGGACAGCGTGTTCAATTGATGGATTAAATTATTTAACTGCTCTTTTAAGAACTGCTATTAATAAAGTTTGGGAAAAAAATGAATTGGTTGATAATGAAAATTTTAATTTTCTACAAACGAACAATAGAATTACGTTAAGTTTTAATACTGGATTTTGGAAACCAGCATTATTACGAACTGCACCATTACCGGGTGAAAATTATTATGAATTTATCTTTACGTATAATTTTGATCTTCAGAAATTAGTATTTGATATAATAAAAGACATTGCAGAAGATATGGGAAATGAAAAATATGAACGGAGTAAGCAATGAAAACTAGTAAAATACCCGGACTCGGTGATTATGGTCGATTTATAGATGATATATCATTAGCAGAAATGTCTGATAATGATTGGATAGAACTAGGAAAAGACCATCTTACTGATTTAGTAACAATCATTAGAGGTGTTGATATTCATCCTAATGAATTTGAACGAAAAATGATTCTTTGGGGTGATCCTTTTATTTTAGATGGATATAGGATTAGAAAAAAATATAAAGAGAAATTGGGAATAAGCAATTTCTATAGTCTATTTAAACGTAATCTTATAGAAGACGAAGACCGAAAACATGCAGAAGATTTAGCTTGGATGGGGGCCGGAGGTGATGAATTTATAGGGGAAAAGATTCCTTGGAAATCTCAACTACACCGTATATCTGGTATAAAAGAAAACGGAAAGGCCATAGGAATGTTTGCTGAAGGAGAATTGCTTTGGCACTCTAATGAACCGGGATCAATTGTATTTAATCCAGGAATTGCTTTAATGGGCATAAAAGGAATGGTTGGTACTTCAACAGGATTTGCTACTACTGCTTCTTGGTACGAGAAGCAAAGAGATTCTTTTAAAAGAGAATTAGATGATATGACCATCATTTTTAAATATCAGAATTATGAAACTGCGCCTGAAATTGACAAAGATCAAGATGATTTATTTCGGTGGAATCAAACGTTTGAACCGATTGAACTTCCACTGGTCATTACATCTCCTGGAGGAATAAAAGGACTACACTATTCTCCTGGCACCGTAGAGAGAACTAAGTTTTTAGATGATTTAGACAAAGAATTATTTGTAGATGAATATATTTATCACCATAAATATCAGCAAAATAATGATATATGTATTTTTGATAATTCTATAACTTTACATAATAGAATAGGTCCTGTAGATGAACGAGTAGCATACCGTACACCATGTAATTATTGTCATTTAATTCCTGAAGATTATAACTATTATTCTCAAGAACCCTATAAAACACAATTTACAGAAACACGTAAAGATATACGAAACATTCTTAATTTACAGTCCCGTGTTGAAGATACTATGGTTTATAACAAATTTATGAAGCCTATGATCCCTGAAAGAGAATGGAAAAACAACGATTTAGTGAGGAAATAGAAAAAATATTCTTAAAAGGAATGTTTGTAGATTCTGGGTATCGTTCATTACGTAAAAATGATTATCACAGTTTTCTTATAGGAAAACACCCAGTTGTTGTTAGAGATGGTGCTGTTTATGATAATGTTTGTGACCATAGACTTTCCTTAATACACCCCCTAGGATATGGTAATCAAGAATTTGTATGTGGTTATCATGGTAAAGACCAGTCTCATGCAAAACAATATCCTCATTACAGATATAAAAATTTATTGTTTGTAGGTGAACACGATCCTTCAATGATTTCTTTATTACGCAAATATAATTATAAAGCCAATAATCATTTTTTTCATTACGAGTTGAAAATTAACGCAAATTGGAAATTATTTGTTGAAAATGTTATAGAATACCAGCATGTAAAACACGTACATAAAGAATCTAAAAATATGTTAAAACCATTTCTTTCATTAGACCATATTCCAGAACAAATAAGATATGGAAAACATTCATTAGAACGAATAGTTTCAGAAGCACCTCAACGATATAAAAAATATATTGATGAATGGAAATGGGAAAATATCTATATATTTCCTAATTTGTTTATATCAAATATTTCTGATATTGTGACGTTTATTGGTTATTTTATTCCCGAAAAACATAATGAAACAACAGTAGTATATGAAGGATATTTTAATAAAGAAGGTATGGATGAACGAATGGCGGACGTTATAAAAACGAGTGCGAAAAACTTTGTACCGACCATTTTATCAGAAGATAAACCCTTTATTGAAAGTTGCCAATATGGTAAAATAGCAAAACCGTTTACTAAATACCTTTTAGAAGAAGAAAAACGAATAGACTGGTTTTTGGAAGCATTAAAGTAAGGATATAAAATGGGAAGAATTACTGAAGAATTTCCGACTATAGATACATCTCCTCTGTGGTCAAAGTTAAAAATGGAAGATGAACTAGATGATGATACATTATTAATAGAACTTCATTGTTTAATTCATTCAACATCAAAGATTAGATTTACAAAAGAGACTATCATAGATGATACTCAATATACAGATGATACCGTAGAAGAAGGTCGAACATATATCGATAAACAATTACATCCTGGACCTGATCATATTCATTCGTATTCTACGAGAATAAATACTATAATAAATGGATATAATTCGTTAGCAACGAAATATGGTCAAGAACATTTTGATGCTTTTCTTGAAAATTTATATACATCATATCCTACTGTTGATCCTAATAGTTCCGTGATGGAATATTTACAGCAAAGTAAGGAGGGGAGGCCTCAATTTCATATGAAATGGGCATATATTTATGATTTTATGCATAGTATAACGGAATATTTTGACCGAAAAGGAATATCATTATGACTCCCGAAGAACGAAGAACAATATTTAAAACTGCTTGGACGAATTCTCTCAAAAAAGATTTATATCCTACACATCTTAATGGTTCTAATATTGCGATTAATCATTTTCTTATGAATGTATCCTTATCTTTATTTCCTGATAATAATATTAATTCTGACTTAGATATGGAACAATATGAAATTCATGCAGTTCAGATGATGAGAGCCATTAAGAATGATTTACAACAAACAGGTGCAACAATACATACATTTAACGAGCAATCATTAGATGAACTTCCTGATTCTGCTTATGGACTACCTGTTTTTGTTATTTTAGAAAATCCTCTTTTGTTAAGAAAATTAGGCAGTAAAATTATAAATTATTTGTATTTAGGTGACGATTTATTAATGGATTCGTTTTTAGGTAGTGTTCTTCATTGGGAAAATTGGAAATTAAATCCAGAATGGAAACCTCGCTTATTATTTTGGGTCGAACTTCCATTTGATGGTGTTAAAAAAATGCATGTTGGGGATAAATGGTTTAGACCTTATGATTCAGCAGATAAACTTATTTGGGATGATTTTTGGAGCGGAATATGCCTTTAACAGAGAGCGGAATAGAGATAGAAGCAACATTAACAATAGTTGATAATGAATTTGTATTGGATTGTGATATTGAACCTGTTCCAGATTTAACAGACTTTCATAAAATACATTTACAAACATCATCGTTAATATGCACTTTTGATCCTACTACATCTGGATATGTTAAAAATGAATATAAACACACTGCTAATAATTCAACATTGCTTTCTTTGGTTTCATGTGCTGGGCAATGGGCAGAAGATTATATGTGGTATTTTGATTTTGATGAATCCATATATGATCAAGTTAAAACACTTTTAGATGAAAAAAATATAATTTACCATTTACCTAATGACTTTGGCATGATTTTAGGAAAAATGATTTAACACAAAGGACATGGATTATATAAATATAAATTAGATATTACAATTTAATGCCAAGGGGTTATGAAAACATTTAAAGATTTATCATCAGTAGCTAAAAAAGAAATAAAAGAACATTCTGTAAACATTTCTCATGAATTTCCTCATATGAAAATGAAATATGATGATTTTGAAGGAAGACTGGCTAAACAAAGTTTATATAAAGTGCATAAATACAGTAAGGACCTTTTTGAAATGCTTGATGATCAAGTTGAATTAGAAACATGGGTACAAGATAAAATTTCAAAAGCATGTTCTAATTTAAGTTCTGTAAAATATTATCTTGATTATGAAATGGAACATGGTTCAGAAGATAATCCATATGAAGAATATGAATATGATGATGCAGATATGATTGAAGATGTTCATCATATTAATGATTTAATTCCATTGCTTAAACAAATTTATAAAGAACAAAGATCTCATAAAATAAGTTTAAAAGATGATATTCAAGTAATTGTTGATCCTGATGATGCAAAAATTTTATACGAAACATATAAAAGATTAAATGAAAAAAATAAAGAAGAGTTTTCTAAAAAACTATTTGAAAGTAAGAAAGATTTTTGGAACATGGTTTCTTTTTCTAGAAGCAGAGGAGAGTAATTAATGGCTTATAAAATACTTGGAACTTTAGTAACAGATCCAGCAAATAATACAATAGGTTCAGCGACTTCGGTTGCGTGTAACATAGAAACTGCTGGAGTTGTAGAAGTACAGGGTCTTGGATTAAATGGTGCGGCATGGGAGTCTAAAGGAACAATTAAACTTCCTGTAGGAATACATAAAGTTAATAAAGATGCCGCTTATAGCATAACCTTCACGGGTCAAGCGACAAAAATAGCACATTCGGACTAATGTTAAATGGCAAATGCGAGAAGAATACATAAAATTAGTCGTGTTCGAACTATTGGCGGTAGACGAAAGGCGTTCAGAAATATTTTTAGAAAAAGCAGAAGCCTGATCGGTAAAGGATATAGAAAAGTTGCGGGTAAAAAGATCCTTAAAAAAATGTCTGCTAAAGAAAGAAAAAGGTTTAATCCTAAAACTAATTTGAAAATAAGGCAGTCTTTAAGAAAAAGAAAAATAAAACAGAGATTAATAACTTTAAAAAGAAAGAAAACGTTGAGATCTGGGTTGTATAGGGGAATTTCGAAATTAGGAAAGCATCATCAAAAAAAATGAAAAATTTCAGAGAATTTAAAGATGAATCAGAATATCAACATGTTCCCTTAGAGGAAAGAAAATTTACTCTTCAACAAAGATTGAAAGCGGGTCAACGAGCTAGAAGACGTTCTAAGTTATTGACAAGAGCGAAGGAGAGAGCATTAAGAAGAATGGCTAGTCCAAAAGTATTGCAAAAACGGGCTCAGAGAAGTGCTAGAAATATAATGAAAAATAGAATTGCTAAAGGACAAAGTATGGCATCTATGTCTCCTGCTCAAAAAATGATGATATCAACAAGATTAGATAAGTTTTTACCCAAAATTAAAAAAATGGCAAAACGACTAGTAAAAGTTAAAAGATATCAAGAATTGCAACGTAAAAGAAAGACAAAGATAAAAACACCTGGACAATAAGGCTAAGTCATGAGATTAATTACAGAAATTACAGAAAATATAGAATATATTACAGAAACTATCAATGGGAAAAAGTCTCTATATATTCATGGACCGTTCATGATGGCAGAAGTGAAAAATAAAAATGGAAGAGTTTATCCCAAAGAAATTCTTATGAAAGAAATTCAGAGATATAATGAGAATTATGTTAACAAAAAAAGAGCATTTGGAGAATTGGGGCATCCAGATGGTCCTGGTATAAATTTAGAAAGGGTGTCTCATATGATTACCGAGCTGGAAGAAGACGGTAATAATGTTATTGGTAAAGCAAAAATTATGGACACTCCATATGGAAAAATTGTGCAAAATCTTATTGAAAATGGCGCACAGTTAGGCGTTTCTTCTAGGGGAATGGGGTCTTTAGAAGAAAAGGGTGGAACAAAATATGTAAAAGATGATTTTTATTTAGCAACAGCCGCTGATATAGTTGCTGATCCTTCTGCACCCGAGGCATTTGTTCAAGGAATCATGGAAGGAAAAGAATGGGTTTGGGAGTCAGGGGTTATTAAAGAAAAAGCTCTTTCGTTTATTAAAAAAGAAATTAACAAATCCTCTTCCATTAAACTAGAGAATGTAAAGTTAAAAGCGTTTAATAGTTTTCTTTCAAATCTATAATTATATAAATATAAACATGAGACAGAAAACAAAATTCTCACAAAATTAAGGAGTTATCAAATGTCAGAAGAAAACGTAATAGAGGAAACTCAAGAGGAAACTCAAGAGGATATTACAAATGAAGAATCTCAGGTACATGAGACTTCATATCCAGGTGCTGGAAAAAATAAAGAACCAATTAAAAAAGCTCCCAAAAAAGCAATAGATACGGGAGTAAATAACGAGGTTCCCGATGGGCCCAAACCAGATTTTACAAAAGGGGTGCCATCTGCTAAGAAGCGTCCTGCTGATAAAGGAGGAGTTTCTGAAAGTGCATCAAAAATGTCACTTATTAAATCAATTTATGATAAGTTAGACGAGATGAGCAAAGATGAAGTTGCTGAAATTCTCGGTGCGCTTAACGAAATTGATGAAGCCGAATTCGACGAAGAAGGTAATGAAATTGTTTCCGAAAATAAAAAAGAAACACGAGAAGTTGTTACTAGAGAAGAATTTGATTTAGAGAGTGATGTTCAAGCCCTTATTGAGGGAGAAGAACTGTCAGACGAATTTAAAGAAAAGGCGGCTACTATATTTGAAGCCGCAGTTTTTGCTAGAGTCAACGATGAAGTTTCCACAAGAATAGACAAACTCGATGAACAATATAAAACAGAACTTCAAGAAGCCATCGAAAATAACCATAGTGTTATGATTGAAAAAGTAGATGATTTCATGAATTATGTTGTTAATGAATGGATGCAAGAAAATGAACTTGCCGTTGATAAGGGCATTCGTTCAGAAATCGTTGAAGATTTTATGGTTGGTCTTAAAAATCTGTTTGTCGAACATTATGTTGATATTCCTGACGAAAAGGTTGATCTTGTTGATGACCTATTCGCTAAGGTTGAAGACCTTGAAGAGTCATTAAATTCTGAAATACAAAAAAACATTGATTCATCTAAAGACCTCAAAGAGTACAAAAAGATGGATTCTTTGTATATGGTTTCAGAAGGAATGACTGAAGTTGATCAAGAAAAAATGATTAAATTGGCTGAGGGTATTGGATATGAAAATGAAGATTCCTATACTGAAAAACTTCAGATTATTAAAGACAAGTATTTCCGTGCAGAAGAAACGATTAATCCAAAAACCGTTTTAATCGAAGATACACAAGATGATATGGAATTCAATGAAGAAAATTCTTCAGACGATGCAATGGCACAAGCGCCTGAAAATATCAAAAAATATGCATCAGCTATTTCTAGAACTATTATTAAATAACAATTAAGGAGATTTACACATGTATTTATCAGAGCAATTACAAAAAAAGTGGGCTCCTATTCTTGATCATCCAGAATTGGGAACAATTTCAGACCCATATAGAAAGGCAGTAACAACTGTTCTTTTGGAGAATCAAGAAAAGTCCATGCAGGAAGACAATCAAGTCCTTTCTTCACAAAATTTCTTGACAGAGGCCGGCCAGGCTTCAGGCTCATTCCCTGATCAGGGGGGTGTTGCAAAATATGACCCTATTATGATTTCTCTTGTTCGGAGAGCAATGCCTAATTTGATTGCATACGATGTTTGTGGTGTGCAACCAATGACTGGTCCTACTGGTCTTATCTTTGCTATGAGAGCAAGATATGTCACAATGAATCAGTCACCAGAAGCACTTTATAATGAAGCGGACACAAATTATTCTGCTAATTCTGGCATAGCCCAAGACAGCAATGTTCCGGGACTTCATATTCATTCTGATGGTACGGCTAATGCTTCTCAAACTTTAGTAAGTGGAGGATTATCAACTGCCGCAGGTGAGTCAATGACGCCTAATAACATGGCTTTCTCGATTGAGAAGGTTACTGTTACTGCGAAAACAAGAGCCTTAAGAGCGGATTACACAATGGAAGTTGCTCAGGATCTTAAAGCAGTTCATGGTCTTGATGCAGAAACAGAACTCAGCAATATTCTTTCCGCTGAGATTCTTGCAGAAATTAATCGTGAAGTTATTCGTAAGATTTACAGAGAAGCCAAAGTCGGTGCCCAAAATAACACCACAACTGCAGGTATTTTTGATCTTGACACAGATTCAAATGGTCGCTGGTCCGTAGAGAAGTTTAAAGGTCTCATGTTCCAGATAGAGAGAGAAGCCAATGAGATTGCGAAGAAGACACGTAGAGGAAAAGGTAATATCCTTATGACCTCTTCAGATGTTGCTTCCGCACTTCAAATGGCTGGAGTTCTTGATTACGCTCCTGCTCTTGACAGCAACAATCTTAATCCTGATGATGCAGGAAATACTTTTGTTGGTGTACTTAACGGGCGTTATCGTGTTTATGTTGATCCATATGCAGTAACAAATGATGCTAACTATTTTGTAGTTGGATATAAAGGATCATCTTCATATGATGCTGGTATGTTCTACTGCCCATACGTTCCGTTACAAATGGTACGTGCAGTTGATACAAGCACTTTCCAGCCAAAAATTGGATTTAAGACTCGTTATGGTCTTGTAAGAAATCCATTTGCAACTGGAGCTTCAGATAGCACAAGCTCAGGTAGTGCAGATATTAGTGCAGATAATGCTGGTGCCGCAGGCAACGAGTATTACAGAATTGTAAGAGTAAATAACTTAATGTAATTTTCTCTGAAAATTTAGATTATACATAAAGGAGAAGGGTTAAACCTTCTCCTTTTTTGTTTTTGGAGACATTATGCATTCTAAAATTGATTTATATAAACAACTTCCTCCTTATCCTGGCAATTCCCTTACGCTTCATTTAGACAATATCAAAAAATTAATAAAAACTACAAAATCAAAAACCGCATTGGATTATGGATGTGGAAATGCAAAACATTACATAGAAGATAGGATTCATTTATCATGGGGACTTGATAAGATGGGGCTTTATGATCCTGCAATACCAAAATGGGGTCTTTTGCCATCTGGCAATTTTGATTGTGTTATTTGTACAGATGTTTTAGAACATGTTCCAGAAAAAGAAATAAATTACACTTTAAAAGAAATTTTTACATTATCAAATAAATGTACTTATTTAAATATAGCAATGTATCCAGCCAGTCAAATTTTACCAAACGGTGAAAATGCTCATTGTACATTAAAACCGAAAGATTGGTGGAGAAATAAAATAGCTGAAACAATAAAAGAAAATATTGAAGTTCATGTTGTATATTCGTATACACATGGTATTAAAAACATAGAACGTGAAATTTATAAAAAAGCATGATTTTTTGTATAGGTAATGGCGAGTCAAGACAAAAAATAGACTTGCAATTTTTGAAGAAATACGGTACAATATATGGAAGTAATGGTCTTTATCGTGATTTTACTCCAGACATACTCCTTACATGTGATCCAATGATGCTTGAAGAAATAATTGAGTCTGGATATTCTAAAGAAAATAAAGTTTATACAACTGAATATGGATATGGTAATATACAGGATATACTGAAAAAAACACCCAAAGGACATAAAGTTTCTTTAGTGCCTTTCGAGAAGATATATCCAGTAAATTCTGGATGGGAGAGCATTAGATTGGCATATCATTTTCATCCAGAAGATCAAATATATATGATAGGTTTTGACTTATTCGGTGATAGAAAAAATATTTATGAGGGTTCTCCTAATTATCCAACAATGTTTAAGGAGGGAATAACATCCAATGAAGAATTTCATATGGCGGAAGATGAAAGAATTGGATTGTTTTATTTGTTGAAGGATCATTTTTGTCCAAAAATAAGATTAACAAGAGTTATAGATGATGATACAAAAATTGAAAATATTGATAATATAACAACAGAGCAATTTATGGAAGAAATAACGTGGCAGTAGTTATAATAGGAAATGGAAAATCTAGACAACATATGGATCTAGAAAATATTAAGACAAAGGCATGGACATTTGGTTGTAATGCTCTTTATCGTGATTTTGCACCAGATTATCTTTTAACTATTGATCCTCATGTCACTCATGAAATACTAGATACTGATTATAGTTTAAAGAATATTGTTTATTTGAGCAATATAAATTCTCTTCCAGGAATGATTAGAGACACTATTGATATTCCTTCCGATTCTAAAATTTATGAAAACGAACCGACAGGATATGAATTTTATTATAATGGTTGGGGTGATCACACTTATATTTCATGGGCTAAAGAAGGAAGTTTAATAAGAAAAACACCTTGGAAAGATGATGGATGGGGATTAAGTGCTGGAATACAAGCAACTAGATTAGCACACAATCTTTATCCAAAAGAAGAAATATATCTAATAGGATTTGACATATTCGGTGATAGAGATAATATGTATGATGGAACTAATGGATATCCTTCAGAAGGAGCATCTAATACTACTATGACAAAAGAATTTATAGATGGTTTTGAATACTTACTAAATATATATGATGATATTAAAATAAAAAGAGTTATTGATCAAGATCAAACATTAGAAAATATACCAAACATATCGAAAGATGAGCTATGGCGAAATCTAGCAACCAACCAAAAAATTTAAATTATTTTATACCCACGGGATTTAAATTTACGATTGAAAAAATTCCAAACGTAAATTTTTTCTGTCAATCTGCAAATTTACCTGGGTTATCAGCAGGACAGGCCATTCTTACAACTCCCCTTAGAGACATTCCTATTGCGGGCGATAAAGTGCAATATAATGAATTACGTGTTAGATTTATAATAGATGAAGAATTGAAAAATTGGTTAGAGGTTTATGATTGGATAAAAGGTATTACTTTTCCTGATAATCTGGACCAATATAAAAATCTTGCAGTAGCAAATGTACCTAATCCTAAAGGAGAATTATATTCTGATGGTACATTGTCAATTCTTACCAGTAACAAAAATATACAGTATGTGGCCAAATTTACAGATTTATTTCCTGTGGACTTAACAGATATAGAAATGTCTTCTGATGTTGCTGATGCAGAAGTTGTTGCCGCAGATGCTACATTTGCATATTCTACATATAACATAGAAAGAATTATTGGAGAACATTGATTATGAGGTATAATGAAATTAGAAAACATTCAAGAATTATGGACCAGTGATTGTGTTTTAGATGATATACAACTAGACACAGAATCAAAAAGAATACCCGAACTTCACAATAAATATTTTAAAATTTTTTCAGAAGAAAAATTGAGACTTGTAAAATTTGAGTCGAGAAAGAAAGAACTGTCTAAATTAAAATGGCTTTATTACACAGGCAAACTTGATAAAATCACTTTAGATAAGATGAATTGGGATCCGTTCGAATTAGATATTAAATCTAGAAATAAATTAGATTTAGATAGATTTTTATATTCTGATAAAGACATGATTGTTCTGCAAGAAAAAATCGAATATCAAAAAGAAAAAATAAATTATTTAGAATCAATTATAAAAACAGTTGTTAACAGAAATTTTTTGATCAAGAATATAATTGATTGGAGAAAATTCACTTCAGGAGCTTAATGAGTTATGATTACTTAATAATTTCACCTCAATTGTTTGAAATTGATGGGGGAGCTATGGGCGGTACAGAGAGACAAGTTTTGACTGTTGCAGAAAAACTAGCCAGTGAAAATTTCAATGTTGGATTGGTGCATTCTTTAACAGATGGAACTGATAAAATAATAAACAATGTAAAACATTTAAATTATTATAGACATTTTTATGCTAAATCAAGAGTAAGGATAAATTGTAATCAAATTAGTTATATTGGTAATACTTGGAAACATTATCAAATGTTTAATCCCCATATTAAAGTATTATCGCCTTTAGAAAATAATAGCGGAGATAAAAATTATATTTGGTTGCATAATTGGACAACTTGCCATGAAGAAGTTCCTAGATTGTTTTTATCAGATGCACTTAAAAACTATGTTCATGATAAAGGTAAAAAAGTAAAAGGTGATCAAACTATTCATTATATGCTTCCTAAAGGCGCGGATAAACAGAAACCGAAAAATGAAAGAGGAAATTATCTTTTTTGGATGAGTGCTTTTGGTAAAGGATTTAAAGAAGCACTGATGGTTTATATCGCTCTTTATGATAAAGGTATGAAAAGGCCATTTTATGTTTGCTGTCCTCCTCAAAAACAAAAAAGAGACGTGAAAATATTTACAGATTTAATCGAAGAAGTTAATAAAAGCAATTATCCTGTTCATTTTTTAGGAGAATTAAATTATGAATCTGTTTTAAAAACTCTAGCTAATGCCGCATGTCTTTTTAGAGTGGGAATGCCTCAAGAAACGTTTGGTCTTGTTTATTTAGAAGCAAATAACTTAGGAGTACCTGTAATAACATATGAATCAGATGCGGCTGAGGAAATATTAACAGATGAAAATAACATGTTTATTAGAAAAAATACAACTATAGATGATATTTATGATTGGACTGTGGATATTGAAAAAAGAAAAACAGTTGTTGACTTAAAAAAATTCGATTCTGATATAATTATTAAAAAATGGGCTAAATTATTAAAATGAACAAAAATCCAAAACCGAAAGATTTAATAAAAACAGGCGTTCAATTCGCTTATCCTGCCTATTGGGCAAGGTGGGACGTAATAAACATCATGATCACTCAGTTTAATTATAAAATAGGTGTGGAGATAGGAGTGAATAACGGCGAAAACATGTTTAGTTTGTTGGATAAGGGAAATAAACAACTAAAAATGTACGGTGTCGATCCTTATAAAGTACAACCAGACAATACGTTATATGAACAACGCATAAATGAAGAATATAATGATGAATCTTTAAATATACTTAAAAAACAGGTATTAAAAGAATCTCTTAAATTCCCAAATCTTGAATTGATCATAGATCGTTCTGATAATGCTTCAAAACAATTTGAGAAAGAATCTATTGATTTTGTATTTATAGATGGTGATCATAGTTATGAAAGTGTTAAAACTGATATAAATTGCTGGACACCAATAGTACAAGAAGACGGTTTAATTATGGGCCATGATTATAATTGGGGAGATGTAGCAAGAGCAGTGGGTGAAAAATTTAAAGAAGTTTGGATCTTGCCGAATAATGTTTGGGCGGCTTCAAAAGTCTGGTTAAGAGATGATAGAAAAAATTTCAATAGATAAAAAAAATGAAGTACATATGCTGGTTCAATCAGAACCTGGTATTGAACGAGAAATAAGCGAATATTTTACTTTTTTTATTCCTGGCTATAGGTTTATGCCATCCTTTAAAAACAAAATGTGGGATGGAAAAATTAGACTTTATAATTTAAGATCAAAAGAATTATATATTGGATTATTAAATCATTTACTACGATTTACACGAGATAGACAATATAAAATAGAATATAAAAGTTTTCCTAAAAGTTTAAACAATTACAACAATGAAGATTATGAAAAATTTGTCAAAAGTCTTGTATTGGATATTCGGGCTAGAGACTATCAAATTGATGCG